ATGAAACAAATGTCACTAATTGAGATGGATGGTTTTCTGAAAGGTAAATGCATCCCACGAGATCTAAAGGTTAACGAAACAAACGCTGAATATCTTGTCCGTAAGTTCGGTGAACTTGAATCAAAACTGGAAACGGCGTTGCGGGAGTGTCGTTCTGCTGGAATCACGATTGATAACCTTGAGGCCAAGTGCGCGGCGCTGGCAGCGGAGAGTGCGGGGATGAAGAAGTTCTGCAAAGACGCTGCATTCGATGCCGATTACGAAGCAGAGCTAGGTATGGAGCGTGGTTTATTCAGTGATGCGCTTAACGAAATCAAAACCCCAGCCACCGATGCTTTCCTGGCTGAAGTACGTGCGGAAGCACGCAACGAGGGTATTAACTATGCCGCAAGCCGTCTTGCTGCTGCTTTCAACCACGGATTTATCAATAAGTCTTTACGTGAAGTTTTCGATGTTACGCGCATGATTCTGTCAGCGAAAGAAGAGTTGGCTAATGAACCGCATCCGATTGATGGCCTGTCTGGTGAATATGCGGAGAAATCCCTTGAAGAATGGGCGGAACAGATTCGCAAAGGAGGCAACCAGTGAGCCTGATTGACTATCAGGCACTGCGTGCCAAGGCAGAAAAAGCAACGTGTGGTGTATGGTCGCTCGAATATGGAGAGAGCCGATTTGATTGTGATGATGCGTTAATTCATCGTGAAGTTGTTGGATATCTTCCCATTTGCAGAATTGAAGGAGCACATCCAGAAAGCGGTTTCGATGAAGATTTCCAAATGGAACAGCAGGCCAATGCTGAATTCATCGCCGCAGCCAATCCGGCTACTGTGCTGGCATTACTGGATGAACTGGAAAGAAACCAGCAATACATCAAACGCCGCGATCAGGAGAACGAGGATATTGCGCTAACGGTAGGGAAACTGCGTGTTGAGCTGGAAGGCAAAGACAAGCTGATTGCAGAGCTTGGAAAACAATGCGCCGAATGGGAGCGAAAAGCATTAAGCAACTTTGAAGAGTGTGCTGCGATGGCTGAACGTATCGAAGAGATGAGTAAGCAAAGTTGCGAAGCCCGGGAGCGTGATTTGTTTGAATCATGGGTAATGCATTCAATTTGTATCTCCAAATCGACGCTTGAAGGATTGCGTACCGAAACTGGATACCGTAACGCAACCTTATCAGGCACAGACTTCAACCGAATGTGGAAACAATGGAAATCTATCCGCGCTACTGGCATTCGCATCAAAGGAGAGTGAGATGTCGCTGACGGTTAGGCAGTTAATCAGCAAGCTCAGAAAAATGCCTCCTGAGGCTGTCGTGGTCTGGCAGGGCTATGACCAATCAGAGGGTGAGTATAACGACTTTGTAGGTCATGTTGCTGATGTTACAGATGAGAATGCACCATCTTTTGACCCAGAAGTGCGCGTTGTGGCGCTAAGAGGATAACCCATGACCACTATTACCAAAGAGCGACTACTGACAATCAAGCAGTGGCGCGAAACATACGGACCTGGTAGCAACGTTGTACTGCCAGCAGAAGAAGCGGAAGAACTGGCACGAATTGCTCTGGCATCGCTGGAAGCAGAGCCTATTGGTGAGGTTTCAGAGAAGCGACTCGGCCTTGTTATGGATGGAACGGTAGACCTTGGCGGGAAATCAACTTATCGCATCATTAAGGGAGAAAAAGCGATGAAGTTGTTGCCGCTGGGGACGAAGTTTTATACCGCACCGCCAGCGCCGATAGCGTTGGAGGCCATTGAAAATGCAATAGAATACATCCGCAGTATCGCTTTTCACATCGATGAAGACGATTACCACGGCAAACATATTGCGTATTTCATGCGACAAGCATTGGCCTGGCTGGAAGGGCATTCATGCAGTGATGACAGTCAGGGCAAATCCGATAATTCACCATTGCCGCGCTACCAGGTGATCGAATTAACAATGCTGGTTAAACAATTGGTCAGCCAACTGAAAAAAGCAAAACCTGATTGCAAATTACCTGATAGGGCGATGGATTATCTTTTGCGAAACGGACTGGTAAGTGCGGAGGATGTTTTACGATGACCATTTCTACAAAAAAGCCTCTTTATGCTGAGGTTCACAATGTTCCTGATGATTATGAGTTCACTGACGAGGAACTAAACAGAATTATTGCAGGTGATATGTTCACTCCTCGTCAGGCCGCAATAATGGCACGGGAGATACAGAAACTCCGCGCCGCCATGCTTCATGGTGCCGAACCTGTAAGCCAAACTTACAAGTCACAACATACGCAGTTTGAACAAGTTGCTGACCTCTACGAAATGCAATTTGATGACGGTCGCACTTGTGCCTTTCACACTGATGCGCAAAAGGCTGCGCAATGGCTTCAGGCATGCGACGGAAACAGGGTTCAGGAATACGTGAAGCTGGAGCGATTGCGTAATGCGCTATCGGGCAACTCTCCGGTAACTCCGGATGGTTGGATATGCTGTAGTGAGCGAATGCCGGATAAGTTAATTCCGGTAATGGTCATGTATGAAGACGGTGAGATGTGGTCTGCAATGTGGAATGGCAATCGCTGGGATGATGGCACCGAATATCCGGATCCGCACTCAGTTACGCACTGGCGTGAAATGCCAGCAGCACCGCAGCAGGAGGTGAAGTGATGGACTCCTTCGCGAAATATACGATTATTGACTGGATAGCATTCCTTCAGGTTTTGCTCATCTGGTTTTATATGGCTTACAGGAGTGGGCAGTGGATTGTCAGTGTAGCCTGTAGCAAGGGATGGCGTTGGTGGAACCGAAAGAATAAAAAAGCGCTGGCCTTGGATTCGTTTTACGAAGCATTCAATCTTAACAGTCTTCAGCCTGGTTATGTCATTGTAGTCACCACTCAAAGCGGCATGACCATTCAGATTCATAAACCAAAAGAGGAAAAATGATGTGGCCTATATGTGTTAATTGCGGACGGATGTGCCTATCTGGATGGTGCCGAAAGTGCGACAAATGCACGAAGAAAAGACAATAACAATCCTCGCACTGACGGGGATTTCTTTTATCTGAACTCGCTACGGCGAGTTTTGTTTTATGGAGATGATTATGGCCTGTTCAACATTCAACCCTTTAACGTTACAGAAATACCAGCCAGACCCTGAAGATTTATGCTCACTGTGTGGCGGAAATCATGGTAAAGCTGCCATGATCGAATGTAAGGACAAAATCCACATATGCCTTAATTGCGTTGATGTCCTCGTTGATATCAAAAATGAAAGAGAAGATAAAAAGCGTAGCGAGGCTATTCGCGCCTTAGATTCATGGATGCGAGATGGGTATAGTGCTGCGCAAATTTATGACTTAGCCATTTCAAAAGGCGAAATACCAGGTGTGCGAATCGAATAAGAAGCGCACTCAAGCATCTTTTGGGGAAATCACAAATGCACTTCCGAGTCACAGGTGAATTGAATGGAGAACCATTCAACAGAGTTATCGAAGCAGAGGACATCAACGACTGCTATGACCACTGGATGATATGGGCGCAGATAGCACATGCAGACGTAACCAATATTCGAATTGAAGAACTGAAAGAACACCAAGCCGCCTGATGGCGGTTTTTTATTGCGTGTAATTGCGGAGACTTTGCGATGTACTTGACACTTCAGGAGTGGAACGCTCGCCAGCGACGCCCAAGAAGCCTTGAAACAGTTCGTCGATGGGTGCGCGAATGCAGGATATTCCCTCCTCCGGTTAAGGATGGCAGAGAGTATCTGTTCCACGAATCAGCGGTAAAGGTTGACTTAAATCGACCAGTAACAGGTAGCCTTTTGAAGAGGATCAGAAATGGGAAGAAGGCGAAGTCATGAGCGCCGGGATTTACCCCCTAACCTTTATATAAGAAACAATGGATATTACTGCTACAGGGACCCAAGGACGGGTAAAGAGTTTGGATTAGGCCGAGACAGGAGGATAGCAATCACTGAAGCAATACAGGCCAATATTGAGTTACTCTCAGACAGCGGACGCAAATCACTGATAGACAGAATTAAAGGCGGTGACGCAATCACTCTTCATGTGTGGCTTGACCGATATGAAAGAATCCTCACCGAAAGAGGGATCAGGCCGAAAACTCTACTCGACTACGCCAGCAAAATCAGGGCAATCCGAAGAAAATTGCCGGACAAACCGCTCACTGACATATCAACGAAAGAAGTGGCAGCAATGCTAAACACCTACGTGGCAGAAGGTAAAGCAGCTTCCGCAAAATTAATCAGGTCAACCCTTGTTGACGTTTTTCGTGAAGCAATAGCCGAGGGGCATGTTGCAACGAATCCGGTAACAGCAACCCGTACAGCAAAGTCAGAAGTAAGGCGCTCAAGGCTGACAGCTAATGAGTATGTCGAGATTTACCATGCAGCCGAACCTCTCCCTATCTGGCTAAGGCTGGCGATGGATTTGGCCGTCGTTACAGGGCAGAGAGTCGGCGATTTGTGCAGAATGAAATGGTCAGACATAAACGACAACCATCTTCACATTGAACAGAGTAAAACAGGGGCTAAACTCGCCATTCCGCTAACGCTAACGATTGACGCGCTCAATATCTCATTGGCTGATACACTACAGAAATGCAGGGAGGCCAGCAGCAGTGAAACTATAATCGCATCAAAGCATCACGATCCGCTTTCCCCGAAAACAGTATCAAAGTATTTTACAAAGGCGAGAAATGCATCTGGACTCTCATTTGATGGAAACCCGCCAACATTCCATGAACTGCGTAGCCTGTCAGCGAGGCTATACCGGAACCAGATTGGCGATAAGTTTGCTCAACGTCTTCTCGGGCATAAATCAGATTTAATGGCGGCGCGGTATAGGGACAGCCGTGGACGGGAATGGGACAAAATTGAAATCGACAAATGA